CCCGGCAAGGAAAACATTCTGGATGACCCCTACTACAACCCCAACCTGACCCGCGACCGGGAGGATTTTTCGGAGAGCGACGATCTGCGCAGGTTGAAAGAGGGCAGGGTAACGGTAAGATTCCGGGGAGGTACCCTCCAATGAACATCAAGGGACACTTTGAGACCATCACCCGGCACAAGCTGCTGGTGATGAAATACTGCTTTGCCTGCGGGCTCTATGAGCAGGGCCTTGCCCACGACCTGAGCAAGTACAGCCCCACCGAGTTCATCCCGGGCTGCATCTACTATCAGGGCGACCACAGCCCCAACGAGGCAGAGCGGGCCGCCCGGGGCTATTCCTCGGCATGGCTCCACCATAAGGGCCGCAACAAGCACCATCTGGAATACTGGATCGACTACACAACCAACAAATCCGGCCTGGGCGGCATGAAAATGCCCCTGCGCTATGTCTGCGAGATGGTCTGCGACCGCGTGGCGGCCAGCCAGATCTATCTGGGCGACAAGTACACCGACGCATCCCCGTGGCAGTATTATGAAAAGAGCAAGGATCACTATCTGCTCCATCCCGAAACAAGGGCACTGCTGGAAAAGCTGCTGCTGATGGTCCGGGATCTGGGGCAGGAGCGCACCTTTGCCTACATAAGATTCCTGCTCGGGTGTGAAGATAACGATTAAATAAAATCAAGGAGGCATTGCAATGAAGCGTTTCAAAAAAGTTCTGGCACTTGTTCTGGCCGGTGTTCTGGCACTGGCAATGCTGACCGCCTGCGACGGTGGCACCACCGACCCGGATAGCATAATGCCGGAGGACGGTACTCCCGAAGTGGTGATGACCGTGAATAACATGGCTGCCAATAAGGGTCTGGGCCAGGTTAAGTACAGTGCAAAGTACAGCGCAGTGACGAAGGCTCTGCTGGAGAACTGGCTGGAGTATACCAATAACAAGATCAATAACACGACCTACTGGGAAAATTACCGTAAGATCACTGCTGAACTGGGCAGTGTGAAGATCGTGGTTGGCATGACAAGCGATTATCGCCCTGGTACGAGTGATTATAATCCTGCTTCCAAGACAAGCTTTAAGTATGATTCTCTGTTCAAGGACGAGAGCGCATTCAATCTGGCTGAAAAGATCGGCGTTGCATACGTTCCCACTTCTAACGGCACTGTCTATCAGGCGGTCTGCCTGTTCGACGTGAACTGAGCGTTCCCCGATACAGAGGAAAAAACCATAAAGCATAAAGACCCCCCGGAGGGCGGCCGCCGTGTCCGGCGCATAGGTTCCTCCGTGCGTGTCGATGTACAGCGACGGATATGCCGGGAACTTTTTCAACAGGGACAGGATGTGAGGCTCTGTCGTCTCCTCCGACCCTGCATTCCCTTTCCCCGCGGTCTTGGCCGGCAGCCTGTCTTCAGTCTCGCCGCCTGTCCCGAGGTTTTCCGATGCCGTTTCCGGAACGGGCACCGCCTGAGCCTCCGGTGCAGGAATATTATTGTTGTCTGTCTGCGGAGTTTCCTCCGTGTTGATTTTCTTTGCCATAACAGTAGAATGAAAATGGGGAACGGGGCCTTGCCTCCGCTCCCCGGGTGGATATTGAGAATGAAGAAAGGTGTGTTATTCGCTCTTCTTGTAGGCGGTATGGACCACGATCTCCGCCGGGCGGACGATGTTCACGTCCATTTTCATGCGCATCTGGAAAAAGAACAGCTCGGAGTTGGCCTGCAGACGGTCGATTTTCAGGATGTCCGTGTCGTTCGCGTAATCCACCCCCATCCACAGGTTGGAGTCCATGCCGGTGGAGAACTCGCCGAGCACCATCGTGTGTTCGGGGATTCCCACGACCGGGACGATGCGCTTGCCCTTGAAGCGATAACGGTTGACCTCGGTATTCTCGGAATACTTGACCTGCTTGTCCGAGATATATTGGTCATACGCGTCCCAGGCGTCCCATCCGACCACAAAGGTCAGAGATGTCTTCTTTCGGATCTGCTTCGGACATTTCCTCCACATCGCATAGAGCGCCGCCTCCACCGCGGCCCCGTCCGTCAGCTCGGTCGTTCCCGAAATGATGCACTGCCCTCCGGCAACCACCTCGGCATCGGAGGAGTTCACATTGTCGAGGATCCGTTTGATGACCCCGTCAAAATATTTCTCCTTGTTGGCTCCGATTTTCGTGCAGCCTTCCGGTGCGGTAATCTTGGCCACCGTCTCTCCTCCGCGGGCGGAAGTCCAGATGGCGTTTCCGATATACTCGTTTTTCTTGTCCATAAGGAGACGGAGCATCGTCGCCTGGATTTTCGGGTCGAGCTCGCGGAACACGAGATTGCCTTCCGGCTGCGCGAAACGCCAGTACTTCTCGTAGTCCCTCGGGTTAAACTCGAGATAGACCATAAAATCGGACGGCTCAAGATGGCGTTCGGTGAACTGGTACTCGTTCGTGCCGTCATCGCCCTTGGCTCCGTGGATGGGTTGTGGGGTCGGCACGTTGTCCTGGATAATGTTGCCCAGCTTGATGGCAGGAAGCGTATAGCGGTGCTGGATGCCCGTCTTGATATGAATCAGTCCCTCGCGGACTGTATCATTGCCCTGCACGGTATAGGTCAGCAAGTCCTCAAGCACTTCGCCGCTATACCCGTTTTGAAGAAAGTTTACTGTATCAGCCATTGTCGTTTTAAGTTTTCCGTTGAAGAATGAAACTCGGCCGACTGGCGGATACCTGCTGTTTCCGCGCGAGACACTGCGGTCTCCGGCATGTCAGTTAAAATCGGGCGGACGCCCGCGGATAGTCTGTCAGAGCTTTCGGAACTTGAAATCCGCACCGACCACTTCCGCCACCTTCTCGGCCATCAGCTGTTCGGCGGTCTTTGTCGCTTCCGCTGTGGCCTGGATGTTGGCAGGGTCATCGGCGATTTCCTTCGAGATTTTCTCCCGCGCGGGAATGGAAGCCAGCGTGCTTTCCGCCAACTCGAAGTTGGAACCGGCCATCTCCACCCACTGCGTTTTCGCCTCACGGTCAATCTTGCCTTCAGCAATGGCGTTCTCCACCAATGTCTCGATACGGGAAGCCTGCTCGTCCTTCTCTTTCTGCTCGTAGACGGAAAGGCGTGCCGTCGCTGCGGCCAGGTCTGTCTGCAAGTTCCGGATGGAGGCGTCTTTTCCGGCGATGACGGTCTGCGCGTCGCTCAGTGATTTCTGTATTTCTCTGTATTTGGGTTCCATCGCGGCCAGTTCAGAGATACGTGCCATCACGTCCTTGACCTCACCGTCCTTCATGCCCAGCGAGGCTGCAATCGCCCCGTACTCAAAGCCTTGTGTCTTGTTTTCGTTTGCCATATCGTTTTCCGTTTCTGTAAGAGTAGGTTCAATGCCTTTGAAAGGTTTATTTCCCATGCTTACACGGCTCATCAGTTCCTGGATGGCGGCCGTATCGGTCAATCCCTCTATCTGGTCACGGACTTTACGGCAAAGCTGCTTCGAGGTATGGATGACATGCTCCGCAGGTATGATGCCGGCCTTGACGGCAGCCTGTGCATCGAAATAAGTCCCGTCCTTTCCTGCCTGTCCGTCCATGATAGCCCGCACATGCTCCGCTTTCAGGCCGAACCGTTTCCGGTAAATCGTCTCGATCTGTTTGGTAAAAGCCGTTACCATGTCCGACGGTTCCCCTCCGTCATCGTCCGGCAACATCGGGTTATGAATCATCAGTATGGCATAATCACGCATGAGAGAACGCTTGCCCGCCGCCCAGATGATGGAGGCCATCGATGCCGCGACCCCTTCGATGATACACTCCGTATCCACTGTGGCATTGGCGATGGTGGAATAGGTGGACATGCCGTAAAGGACACTGCCGCCCTCCGAGTTGATCAACACGCGGATACAGGAGGGACGGATGATATTTTCCAAAAAGTCGAACTCGTCATTGAAACGTGAGGTCGTCTCTTCCGTCACGCGACCGAAGAAACGGATAACAGCCGGCTGGCCTGCCTTCGCCTCTCCGACGACATATTGAAGTGTGTTCATATCCATATGCAAGGGTTATTTGAACAAGAGTAGGCGGTGGGAAAGGAAAAGGTTTTGCACTACTATTTATGGAAGTAAAAATGCGACAACACCCATATTTATGGAAATAATCCTTAGAAAAATTTCGTATTTATGGAAATAGAGTTATTTTTGCAGTATAATAAAAATGAATTATGAATACACATACACTACTGTCAATAGTAGCAGACCAGCGTGAGGAGTTGCTGGCGAATGATTACTCGGAACTGTGCCCGCGTCCTGAAGAATCACAACTTGATCCGAAGAGCAATCGGGCTCAGGTGGTAATAGGAGTCAGAAGATGTGGCAAATCCACCCTATGCGAAATGTTCCTCAAACGAAAGGGGATCGAATTTGCTTATGTGAATTTTGATGATGACCGGATGAAGGATATGAAGGCAGACGACTTGGACCGTTTGCTCGAAGCATTATATATGACATACGGTGACTTCAAATATCTGTTCCTTGATGAGATACAGAACATAGAAGGCTGGCCGTTGTTTGTCAACAGATTGCTTCGCCAGAAGATGCACCTGTTTATTACGGGTTCTAACTCTAAATTGCTCAGTAAGGAATTGAGCACACACCTGACCGGAAGAAACAATAAGGTGGAACTCTATCCGTTCTCATTCTCGGAGTACAGCGAGATGAAGAGGATTGATATGACCTCTCTGTCAACCAAAGCGAAAGGCTTTCGTAAAAGTGCCCTGCACGAATACCTTCAGCAAGGCGGATTCCCTGAACTGTTCAACGAGAGCAACAGAAGAGGCTATATAAACGGATTATTGGATGCCATTATCAAAAACGATATAGCAAAACGCTTCAAGGTCCGCAATGTGGAGGCTCTGCGAAGAATCGCCGCCTATCTTGCCGACAATTACTGTCAGGAGTTTGTTGCCAAGACAGTCGGTGAACTGTTCGGAGTATCAAACCATACGGCGGAGAACTATTATTCATACCTCAAGGAGGCATTTTTATTGATAGGTATCAACCGGTTCTCATACAAGAGCAAAGAGCGTGTGAGAAACGAGAAAGTATATGTTGTGGATACGGCATTCGTTACAGAACGTGAAGAAAACTTCTCATTGGAGAATTTTGGCTGGAAACTGGAGAATGTTGTATGTATTGAATTGTTGCGTCGCTATAAGCCTCTGTTCTGCGATGTGTTTTATTACAAGGAGGAATCCTCGCAGGTTGATTTTGTCATAGCGAAAGACGGCAATGTACGGGAGTTGATACAGGTATCATATGATATTTCCACTGAAAAGACACGCAATAGAGAGATAAGAGGATTGAAGAACGCTGCCAAGAAATTAAAGTGTAATAATCTAACACTTATAACCTTTGAAGAGCATGAAACAATTGAAGAGGATGGCTACACCATAAATGTCATTCCTGCTACAGAGTGGTTACTTCTCCAATAAACGAATTGTTTGAATTGCAGACTAATTGCACTGTTTGACTCAAGGTCAAGGGCGGGAAAATGCTCTATATGAATTTCATTTTTCCGATCCGGTATCCGAAAAACCGGATACCTCGTCATGATCCGGACGTGGATGGAAACCGTGCCCGCCGCTGTCATGCTGCGGCGCATCGCTGTGCTGGGTGAACGGCGGCATGACCACATATCTTTTTACCCACTCCCTGTATTTCCATGCGGAGGACTCCCTGAACCACACTTCGTAGTCTATCCAGTACGCCTGCAACATATTGGTGGAGAGCGGCATGTCGAAGTAGGTCAGGTTGCACCGCTCGCTCAGCGCCGGTTCATGGTTCTTGGCATCCTGTATGGCTACATTGAGCCGCTGGAAGACCAGAAACGCCTCGCACTCCTTGTCTTCGTCCGCATTGTTGAGTGTATTCAGGACAAACCGCACACGCATGGTGGCGCGTCCTTCTCCGATACGCTGCTGCTGTACCAGGTACCTTACGTTGATAAAGTGGATGAACACGGCAGGGAACGCGATTTCATACTCCGTGTTATCGCCACGGACGATGCGGGCGAACTGGCCGTTGTCGATGGCGACGGTTTTGAACAGGGGCGGCGACAACGGGTCGTCCGGATTCTCCCGCAGGGTCAGGACAGCCCGCTTAACGGCCCGGTATATCTCCACGAAAGGGTTCGCGGAAACTTCTTCAGGCAGGCTCTCTGCCGGTGTCGACGGTTGTGCGGGCTGTGGTGCGGGGTGTTTGTCTTTTATCATAACGGCTGGTGTGGAAATCCTTTAAAAATCATATCTATGAAATGGGCGGTGATATAGTCGTCCGTCTTCGGTGAAAATCCGATGAACTGCCGGTGTACGGGACGGCGCGTGGAATACTGGTTTACCGTGTACAGCCCGAACTTCGGATCGGTATTGTGTATGGCGGCATAATGCCCGTAACGCTCCTTGCTGCGTCCCCGCTTGCCCTTGACTGGAAAGCTCTTTTCCGTAGTCCACATGCAATACCTGGCGCCTTTCCGGAAGATGCGCGTACGGTCCGAACGCCGTCCCACTATGTCTGTCCGGCCGGCTTCCGACTGTATGCTCCGGGCCAGAGTCCCCGTATCGTTCATGAGAGGATGGGTGAACCTCTTTCCCCATTTGGAGGTACGAGGCGCCCATTTGCTACCGTTGAATCCCCCCGAAGCGAATGAGGACACGAACTGCTGCCTGGTATAGTCACCGGCAGCCGTTGCGAAATCGAATACATTGAACTCCAGTCGGCTGGCCATGACGCGCGTACTGGTCCTGCTTACCCAGTGGCTGCAAAATTCATCAAGCGTTATCTTGGGCATAGGCGAATTTTCCTTTAATGCGTTTCACAATATCATTCATGTAACCCGGAAGTGGGACGGAGAAATAGCGGTGTGCATCGGAAAAGATACGACCGCCGGTTGCCAGGCTCTCCCGGAATACAGGATCCACCTTTTCCAGATAGTCTCCCTTATCCGGCAAAGCCGCCCGGACAGCGGCGAACCCCTCCGCGACCAGAAAGCAGCGGCATCCCCATTCGATCGGCGGTATCAGCTCCGGAGGAAACTCGGATTTGCGGAAGGAAATCCCTTCCAATGAAAGATGCCAGGCACGTACCCGTTCATCGCCTTGTGTCATGTAGGTAAGCACGGTATCCATATCCACCGCCATCCACCATGCGGCCATCGAGGCCGCGAAGAATACCTGGTTGTTCTCTTCCTCCGCATGGACGAGGTTATACCTGCGGCATATCTTTTCGTATGCTTCCATGTCCTGTTCATCCGCTGTCTCGGGCAGTTCCCCGAGCATGGCATACTCCTCTGCCGCGGCAAAATCCACCAGGTTGTCTATAGCTGCAATCAGGATGTCACGCTGCTGCCGTTCCCTCTCTGTTGTAAAGGAGTTGTGATTTTTCAGTATCTCCAATGCCCGGTCCATATCGATTCGCAGACCTGTCAGCGCACGGTCTATGAGGAAAGAGGCACGCAGGGTGATGATGTCCTCTATAATGTCGAGACGTTCCGCACTGTTCTCCCAATAGAGGATCAGCCTGCGGAATGCATCGAAAATGACACGATACTCCTTTCCCGTATCGGATTCCGTGGTTGCAGATGCCCTGACAGCCCTGAACGGAGCGTTGTCCGGGAGCGGAAGACGGGCTTCTATTCCGCTCCCCGCAGAAAATTTCCGACTTTCGTCCCCCGGGGGCGTCCGTAACGCCGGAAATACTCCTCGTCCGACATGATGCCCCGGTCGTTGTGGCTGATACCGGATGAGCCGCCTTCACCCCCGAAACCTAATCCCGGGATGACATTGAGCTGCCGGCCCACATTGATACCGAACTCCTTCTCGATCTCATCAGCCGCCACCTCGTACTTGTCCGTGATAAGCGAATAGAGTCTGATGCGGTCCTCGTTGCTCATCTCTATCCGGTTCGAATACCGGAACTCCAATCCTCCGGGGATATACCCGATAGCCACCAGACGGGGTATTATCTCCTCGTTCATGACGTTTTCGATATACCGACGGTAGACTTCGATACGGTCACGGAAGATGTCCTGGTGTGCTTTCGTGGAACCCACGTACGACTGCATCCCTCCGGCCATCGATTCTGAGCCGAGCACGAGGTTGGCAACTTCCTTGTTTACAAACTCGATAAGCCCGGTATATATCTTTTCCGAGTTGGACATGGTGAATGTCTTGATATCTACCTCGTCCTCAATGCCGGTAACCACCACCTTGTTCTGTGCCGCATTGGCAATCTCGTTAGCCAGCCTCTTGCGGTCGGCGTTGCTCTCGCTGACCGTCTTTCCGTGGATAATCGGCTGTCCGTAAGTATGGGAAAAGTTCACATAGTTGGCCACCGTGAATTTCTTGGCCAGTATCAAAGGGGTCGTGGCGGAAAAAAGTCCCAAGTCGCCGGAGTTTACCAGTACATAACAACGGTAATATGCCGGGTCATGTAAATCCCAATGCGGCTCCCACAGTCCCTGCCGCTTCAGTACCGTTTTCTGGTCCGGCAACACATTACGCCGTTCGATGATGTTGACTTCCGCCAGCCTGCCCGTTCTGGGGTCAGTATGCGGCATGATTTCAAGCAGGGTGTACCCGTAGAGCTTGGATTCCACTATGCCCTTGATTATCTTGTCGAACTGCGAACCCTGTATCTTCAGGGAGTTCGCCACGTCCTTGATGTATTTTCCCTTTTCGTTTACACGGGCAAGCATATAGCGGTCGCCGAGAATCTGGCTTTCCAGTGTCTCGACAACGGAACGTATATGAGCGTCCTGTTGCAGGCAGGCTTCATACAGGTCAATGAGCCGGGCGCGGTCATCGAGAATATATCCCGAGCCGGTATCCTGACGGCATGAACGGTAGCGGTTGTTGCGCTCGATTTCGCGGACATACTCCTGAATTGTCTTTTTGGAGGTCTTAAAAATACTCTCCAAGAGTTCCCCGTTAAATGATTTGTCCGATGTAGCCATAATTTTTTTGTTTCTTGTTCAAAGAGTAGAGACAATCCTCAAGAGAGGTTTTTACGGCTAAAAGAATATATGGAGAACGGGACTCTTAATGCTTGATTTACAAACCGAAATATACAACTTAAATATATAGATATTTCGGTTTTATTTATGTTGTAAATATCTTATTATCACTGATTAACAATTTATTAAAAGTGTAATTTATGTATATATTTATAGTGTATTTCATATTAAAAAGATATATCTTTGCACCACGTTAGATACAAATCCAAGAACAATGAAAAAGAGAACATGAAAGAAGAAAAGATTCCCTGCCGGA